CCTTGTGCACTAAATGGTTCGGCGTTGGGAAGGAACCTACCGCTCCGAGTAGGAGAAAAAATAGATCCAATAGATCCAGTCTTTTCAGTATAAGATACCACACTTTTTGGACCAGTATTACAGCGCAGCGCCTCCAAAAAGGATATTCACTATCCAAAGATCCCCGTTCTACGATGCCCCGCAGACGTTACCGCCGGCGCAAGGCCTACCGCCGCACATACCGCAGGAAGCGCCGCACCTACAAGCGCCGATACAAAAGGCGTTACCGAAGAAAAAGACGCCGCCGTACCCGCCTGGCCCCCATCTTCAGCAAGTCCAAGGTGGTCAAACTCCGCTATTGCGACCAGATTGAGCTTACTCCGTCTCACACCACTGGTTTGTTCTTCGCGTGGCGTTTCTGCGCTAATGATCTGTATGATCCTGATCGCTCTGCTACCGGACACCAACCGTATGGCCATGATGAGTATTCTGAATTTTATACTCACTACCAAGTGATCGGTTCCAAGATCACTGCTCGCTACACCGCCCGCTCCAACGAAAGGACCGCTGCTTCGTATGTCATCATCAAGAGTGGTCATGACTCTACGCTCGATGCTACTGACCTGGGTGTTACCCTCAACCGTGAGAACCCCAACCTCAACAACGGTGTAACGTACCTTGCACCCCAAGGGCAGCCCAGTTCCATCGCCTACAAGTCGGCTTCGTTCTCCTACAAGAAGGCTTTCAACATGAACTACGATGCCCCCCATCTCAGAACTCCACTGGGAAGTTCGCCACCTGCCAACGACCAATACTTTTACCATGTCTGTGCTGCTTGCGCACAGGACAACCCGCCGTACCCAGTCGATTGTGACATTACTATCGACTATATTGTCAAGCTTACAGGCCCCAAGACCGTCGGCACTTCATAAAAAAATTTGTTATTTTTCCCACAATTGGTTGTAATTTCAGTAAATTCGCCCAAAAAATGTTAGATCCAGTAGATCCAGTTTTTTCGTGACCCAACTTTTCATTGGTGGAACAAGAGAACCTGATACTTCCCCACCATGCCAAAAGCCCAAAAGAGCCCTTGTGCCTCTTACGACTTTACCCTCAAAGAAGGAAGTCTCGCCTCTGCAACCCTTTGCAAAGTCCTCCCTCGCCTCGCTAAAAAGTGGGCATTCCAACTGGAAGAGGGAGAGAGTGGTTATCGCCACTTCCAAGGCCGAGTTTCTCTTCACAAGAAGGCCCGCCTCGCCGTCGTCATCAAGCTCTTCAACGCCCATGCGTGCTTTAAAGGCGTTCATCTGTCTCTCACTTCTTCAGGTGGCGCTTCGACCTTCGACTATGTTCTCAAAGATGACACCCGAGTGGAAGGCCCCTGGACTGACAAGGACCCCAAGCCAGCCTATGTCCCCCGTCACATCCGAGAGTGCTCAACTCTTCGACCATTTCAACAGTCTATCCTGGATGAGTGCAAACTCTACAACGAACGCACCATCGACCTCGTCTACTGCCCTGAGGGAAACAAAGGCAAGTCCGTCCTCTGCGGCAAGGCCCGAGGCCTCGGCTACCGCGTCATGCCCCCCGTCTTCGACTACAAGGACATCCTCCGGATGGTTTACTGCTGTCCAACAAGCTCTGCCTACTTTGTCGACATGCCCCGATCCATCAAACAAGATAAGCTGGCCTCTTTCTTCGCCGGTCTGGAGACCATCAAGGATGGATACGCTTACGACGATCGCTACAAATTCAAGGAGAAATCTTTCGATTCCCCTCGGATTTTCGTCTTCACCAACAAACTACCCGACCCAGGCTACCTCTCCAAGGACCGCTGGAGCATCTGGACCATCAACGATGCCTATGAGCTGGTCAAATACTACGCCCCCGCCAAGCCAGCCTCCATTCCTATCCCCCCAGCCCCGAAGGACTGGATGGGAGACACCAAACAGGAGGACGAGTTCATCGCCCAGTATGATGGAGACTACGAAGCCGAGATGGAAGCCCGAGAATCCATGAGCCCCTCCAACTTCCTCCTCAAATGCATGGAATGCACCGAAGACCGCTACTGCAACGAATGTTCCTCGTTCCTCTGATTTAGCTGAGAGCGCGTAGGCGCGTTTGTTAGCAAGCATCCTCACTATTTGGGTTATTACGGTCAATACAATAAACAAATCATTCACATACACCTTGTGCACTAAATGGTTCGGCGTTGGGAAGGAACCTACCGCTCCGAGTAGGAGAAAAAATAGATCCAATAGATCCA